ACCAACCCGCAAAACGTTGTGCGTAATGCTTGCTAAATACCTTCTAAGATTGATAAACGATTTGACAAACAAATTTTGTAAAACTTAACAACATGAAAGGACGATCAATCCGTATAAAATATTAACTTAGCGACATAAATTTTGACAGTAATGAAAGAGAAATTAACGATAAAAAAACTCATTGAAGAAGCCTATAATTTTTGTGTGGCTGAATCCAAACACAAGAACAAAGAACTTTTCGGAGTAACTGACGGTAAAGCAGTTGGCACATACATTGAGCACAAATTCAAAAAGCAATTAGACAATAAATACAAAATTACTATCGGTTCATCTGCAAGTGGCATTGATTTGCCATCTGACGACATTCAAACTGATATTAAAGTAACTTCAATTAAGCAACCTCAATCATCCTGCCCGTTCAAGGACGCAAAGCAGAAAATATTTGGACTTGGCTACAACCTTTTGGTTTTTGTTTATGACAAAACCGACGACCCAAAAACAAAAACAGCAAACCTAAATTTCGTTAGTTGTTCATTTATTGCAAAAGAAAGAACAGCAGACTACACAACAACTTTCCGCTTGCGAGAAATGGTAAAAGACAAAGCCAATGAAGCTGACATCATTGCCTATCTTCAAGATAAAAATATTCCGGCTGACGAGATTACTCTTTCTAAATTAGCTAAACAGATATTAAAAAGTCCACCCGAACAAGGCTATCTGACTATTTCTAATGCTTTACAATGGCGATTACAATATCAGCGTATTGTAGATTTAAGCGAGAATGTAAAAGGAATTACCAAAATCGTTCATAAAAAGAAAAGTTGATGAAAATATTTGAAGCAAATATTTCCCATCAAGTAGCTGACTTGCTCAATAAAAAGTTAAGTCAAGTTAATCTTTTTGAAACTGCCAATGAAAAATTAGTTGATGCCTTCAACATCAATAATTTCTTTGGTAGTCAGGAAGAATATGAAGTTTTCAAAGATGCAATTTCATTAACACAGAATATTGTAGCTGAACCTGATCGCACCGAATATGGTGACTTTCAGACCAATCAAAATTTGGCAAAAGCTGTTACGCATTTTCTTAAAACTCAGAAAAAAGTAAACCCCAAACTTGTCATTGAGCCAACTTGTGGGAAGGGAAACTTCATCGTTGCTGCACTTTCATCATTCAATCATATCGAAACGATTATTGGAGTTGAAATATACAAGCCATACACATGGGAGACAAAATTTAATATCATTGAGTTTTATATTTCTAACCCAAGTAAACGCAAACCTAAAATCGAGATTTTTCACTTCAATGTATTTGATTTTGATTTTGGCTCACTTGTAAGTAAATCCAGAGATGAAATTTTGGTTTTGGGAAATCCGCCTTGGGTTACAAATTCTAAATTGAGTAGTTTGGATTCAAATAATCTGCCTCAAAAATCAAACTTTAAAAAGCATAATGGTTTTGATGCTATTACAGGAAAAGGAAATTTTGATATTGGTGAATACATCACACTTATGATGTTTGATGCTTTCCAAAACTCAAACGGACATTTGGCATTTTTAGTAAAAAATTCGGTAATTAAAAATGTAGTGTATGACCAATACCAAAGAAAATACAAGATTTCAGACATCGAAAAACTAACAATTGATTGCAAAAAAGAATTTGGCGTTTCAGTAGAAGCTGCTTTGCTTTTTTGCAAACTAAATTCTAAACCTGAATACACTTGTAAAGAATTTAATTTTTACCAACCAACAAAAAATGTAAAAGAGTTTGGTTGGGTTGCTGACAAGTTTGTTTCCAATACTGATTTATATAAACATAGTTTTAATATTGACGGAGTTTGTCCGTTTGAGTGGCGACAAGGTATCAAACACGACTTGTCTTCTATAATGGAGTTAGAACGTGTAAACGGACATTTTGTGAATGGAAAACAAGAAGAAGTAAACCTTGAAGAAGACTTGGTTTTTGGAGTGCTTAAAAGTTCCGATTTAAAACAAACTGTTATCAACCAACCAAGAAAATTCACCATAATCACACAGAAAAAGGTGGGACAGGACACTTCCTTTATCAAACAGAAATATCCTAACACATTCAGATATTTGCATTCACATAAAGCATATTTCGACCAGAGAAAATCAAGCATTTATAACAACAAACCTGACTTCTCGATATTCGGAATTGGCGACTACTCTTTTTTACCATACAAGGTTGCAATTTCAGGACTTTACAAAACATTTACATTCAGTATAATTTTACCTTTGGACGACAAGCCTTTGATGCTTGACGACACTTGTTATTTTTTAGGCTTCGACAACATTGAATTTGCTGCTTACACAACCATTCTTCTAAATTCTGACAAGACAAAAGAATTACTACAAGCCATTACATTTTCAGATGCAAAACGGACTTTCACAAAAGACATTTTAATGCGAATTGACCTTTACAAATTAGCAACACAATTTTCAGACGTAGCGTTACAGACAGAAATCAATTCAATAAATAAAAATTACAATTTACAGGTTTCACATGACAAGTGGGAAGACTTTTTACAAACATTAAAACAAAGACAATTAGCGAAGCAAATGGACATTTTCGCATTGACGGATGAAGAAGCACAACGCACAACAGCAGTTTGGCGAAATGGCGGGTGAACCATTTTTATGACAGTTTAGTGCTAAATCAAAGTGCAGTTCTTCGATTGAACTTTTGTGCTAAAAATCCGCCACTACGCCAAGCCGCAAAACGTTTTATATATAGAAGATTTATATTTTCTTATTTAAAGAATTTTAACCATTTGATTCGTTAATAAAGGGTACAATATCTTCTTTAACTGGAATTGCAATAATTTTTTTCCAGTATGGTTTAAAACCACCAATAGTTTTTTTAGTTTCATCGCTAATATAATTAGCGTTTTCAACTTCATAATATCTATTCTTTTCACCACTCATATTATATTCAATAATATCACCTCTATCAATTTCAACGTTTTTATTTTTCAATTCATTAAGATATATACCAATAATCAATCTACCAGTATCATCTCTTGAAATACCCCCATTGCCATAATATTCTTGTTTTGCATCTTCAACAGTAACCATTGCATTGAGTTTTATTGGTGTCATGAATTTTTTATCTTTTGCTTTTGCTTGACCATATAATGAATGTGATTTAGTTTCAATTACATTTATTTTGTGTAAAATGATTTCTTGAACGTTATCGGTTTGTAAATAATTCATACCATATAAAACATCTAACTCAAATGAATTATCAGTCATAAATAATCCATAACGTTCTTCTTCTAAATCAAGATATTGTTTCTTTTTTTTCATATCAAACTAACATATAATATTATATTGGTATTATTGGGTATTGTGGTGGCTGATAACCACGTTCTTTATTCACATTTTCAGCAATTTTTGCATGGGTTTCAGTTAATTTTTCTTGACTTATTTTATCCAAAGTTTCTTTTATAATTTTTTCAGTATCTTCTTTTAATTTAAGACCCTCATCTAATAAATGTCGATAATCCATAGTTAACTGTTTTTCAGCAACACCAAGTTCACCACTATAAAAACCACGAATACCGCCGATAACAATTTTAACCTTTGCAATTAATAAATTACGTATTTGTTGACGTGCAACATCGTTTAATTTTTCCCATTTCAACACTTTTATTGGTGGATCGGACGGTAATCTAACCACATCGTCATTTTCATCAATACATTTTTCTCTTTCTTCATCCGATGTTGTATCATAATACCAATACCAAACCTTTCTACCAGCATAATGTTTACCCCATGATGGTGCAATTTCATGTCTACTATTGGGTATTGGATATAAGTGTAACATTTTTTCACCACTTGCCAAACCAGTTATACAATAAGTCAATGTTGATTGCAACACTTTTTGTTTCATTCGTCTATCTTGTGCGCTTAATAGTATTGAATATGTTGGTTGAACATATAATGCTGGTCTACCAAGATATGACATACCCATCATACCAGCACTCCAAGCATTTAATGCAAATGGGTCAACCAATCCACCATCGATTTCGGGTGGTGTTTCCCACAAAACTTCATTAATTTCACGATCTTTTGGTATAATATAATGTTGTGTGTTTTCTTCAGTTATAATAAAATCTCTTTTTAATTCCCATTTATTCGATGCTGGTGCGTTTGTACCTAAACCCAATTGTTTTGAATATGCATATGTAAACGATTCCATATAATGGTTGGACTTATAAGTTATTGCTTGTAATAAATCATTATTACTGCTCATTTTAATACCTTCAATACCAACCCATTGTTGTTCAATTAGCCAACTATTAACAATAGATGAATAATCTTCAATCACCATTTCTAAATACGAATCCATCATTTCGTCTTTAATTTCAAATGGTCTTAGCGGATATCCCAATTCGTGTTTAACGTGTAAATAAAGTTTATTTTTTTCTGCTGTTGAAATTAATGCCATATTTATACTTGTTTAATATTAAACATAATGTTTATTTTAAATAAATACTTTTTTTGTATAAAAAAATATTATGTTTTTTTTATAAAATATACTATATTTGTAGTCGTTAATTGTGATTTATTATGTTTAATATTGAATATGATATTGATATTGATAAAAACGGCAGACCATTTTTAGTATTATCTGATGAACATGATGATAATCCTGAAGATAAATTTTTTGCCATTGAAGTAACTTATTATATTTTTTATCATTTACAGAATAATGTAAATTATAATATAAGTGAAAATACAAAAAATAAATTAAAGGAATGTACGGAAATAATTGGTCAAATAAGTGATGAGTTTGCAAAAATTTTGATTGAAAAAATGAAAACATCAGGTGATGTGTCATTTTTATTTAATTCAAAATACCATTTTACCGCCAATTCATTTCAAGAATTGGAAAGTATGAAACGTTATAGTTATTATTTTTTTAATAATAAATTATTTGAAATAAAAAAAGGATTAAGAGTTTTGATTCTTGAAGAAAAATCTATTTTTGAATTAGATATAGACGAAGATAATAATAATCATTGGAAATTAATTTCATCATATGAAGGCAACTGACGAACAGAACAGAATATTTCATTTTATAAAAAATAGACCTGAAAATATATTAATAAAAGCATTTGCGGGTACTGGTAAAACAACAACGATTGTTGAGGCGGTTAAATTATTACCTAAGGATAAAAAAATACTGTATTTAGCATTCAATAAACATATTCAAGAAGAGTTGAAAACAAAATTGCCAGAATATGTTAGATGTTATACTACGTATGGTCTTGGTGTTTCTGCAATAAAAAGAAAATATGGTGATAAAATTGTTTTTGATGAATTTAAGATTGATAAAATAATTCAAAAAAAATCAAAAAATTGGGATTTGTCGGTTGAGTTTAATGATAATGAAGATGAGATTAATTTATACTTAAATAATATAAAAAAATTGGTTAATTTATGTAGATTAACATTAACAACAAATATTGACTATATCCCCTATCTTTGTGATAGATTTGATATACCGATATCAAAACCTAAAGATATAAAAAGAACGTTGAAAATACTTGATGATTCAACAAACGATAGAACCACATACGATTATATTGATATGATATACTTACCTGCAATTGATAGTAGTATATGGTTATTTCCACAAGATTATGTATTTGTTGACGAAGCCCAAGATTTAAATCGATGTCAAATAAAAATAATTGAAAAAACACTAAAAAAAGATAAAAAAACTGGTAAAATAATTGGTCGATTGGTTAGTGTTGGTGATAATTTTCAAACAATCTATGGTTTTAATGGTACTGATGATAAATCATTCGAATGGTTTGAAAAATTTCCAAATACAAAATCGTTACAATTATCGATATCATTTAGATGTTCAAAAAATGTAATAAAAAAAGCACAGGAAATTGTTCCCGATATTAAAGCATTGCCAGATGCACCTGATGGTATTGTTAGGGATGGTAATGTACTCGATGAAACGAGAGATGGTGATTTTGTAATATGTAGAACAACAACACCATTGGTTAAATTATTTTTGAAATTTGTAACGAAGGAAAAAAAAGCAATTATAAAAGGGTCTGATATTGGTATACATCTCATTGAATTAATCGGTAATGTTAAAACAATTGATAAATTAATTAATTTTTGGACAATTGAATTGGAAAATTATGCGAATGATTTAAAATCACAAGGTATATTAAATCCAGATGATCATAATGGATATGCTAATTTAGCGGATAAAGTAAATACTTTATTATTTTTGGCAAAAATATCTGATAACATTTCAGATTTAAAGTATAAAATAAAAACAATATTTACCGATGAATACATGGTATTGTATTAAGTACTGTTCATAAAGTTAAGGGTCTTGAGGCAGATAGAGTTTTCATTATAAGACCCGATTTATTACCAATGAAAAACACAAAATCTTGGCAATATATTCAAGAAAAAAATTTGGAATATGTTGCATATACAAGAGCAAAATATGAATTAATTTTTGATTATAATTGGAGTGATGAGAAATAAAATAAAAATAATTTATTATGGAATGGATAGTAAAAATTGATAACAAACCAAAATTTAGAATTTTAGTTAAATACAAGCCATTGGATGATTTATTAGTTTTTTATGGTCAATATAAAATTAATAATTTAGATTGGATTGATTTTAGTGTATATGAAGTTAATAAAAATGTTGATTTAGATACAATACAATCAACAATGATAAAGGTATATAATCAATTAGAAGAAAGAGTTACAGTTTATGAAAATCTTTCTGAAGGTTTTTCATATATTAAGCGTATTGAGGTAATGAAAGACTAATAATGTTCAAATTGTGCTAATGTATTATTGTTAATAATTTCTTGATTATTTAATGTAACATTACTATCGAATGTACCATTTGTTTGTTCTTGTATATTCGTATAGTTTTTATTTAATGCGTTTATATTTGCGTTTAATACGCTAATAGCACTATTAATATCGCTTAATTTATCGTAAAATATTCTATTTTGTTCTTTTTGATCGCTAATCATCCTTTCGTATTGTTGATATTAATAATAATAGTATTGTTATTATATTTTTTTTCATCACATCCATTAAAATACATGTATAAATACTTTGGTTGTTGATTATTTTATATGTTTTTTATTATATATTAAAATAAAAATGGCTACTAAATCGTAGCCATTTTTATTACTAATTAACAATATTTATTATTGTAAATCACCAATTCCAAAGGTTTGTAGACCATCGCAGAAAATTCTACCGTAGTAACGGTTAAGAACCATTTTCTTTGCGTAACGAGTTAAAATACCACGTATTGGTGTGAAGTCAAAAGGATTGTACATAACAGGTGTTAGTTGCATTGGAATGTATGGTGCATAAATATAACCTGTTTCAAGTATGCTATTACCTTTATGACCAATCAGAAGGGTATTTGCGGGTGCATATGGATCACGATATACAATATAACGACCACTAAGAACACCAATTTTTTCAATACCCATATTATACTTATCCTGTTCAGGTGAAGCGTTTGAAACGTGGAAATATTCAAGATCATCAAACACTGCAGAAATTTCAGGCGAAACTACGATAAATGAAGCACCACCACGAAGTGTTGATTTGTGAATTTGTGCTGAAATTTGATTAATTTTTGTAACAAGTGTTTGATTCCAATCCTTTTGTACACCATAGTAGGTTGAAGTACCCTTACGTAATCCGTTATAATCCCAACGAGCAGTCCAAGCAGCACCCCTACGTAAATCACGAAGAATTTCACGGTCGATTTCGGCTGCCATTTGTTCTGATAATAAAGCGGTTAATTCTGCTTCAGCATCAATATTGTGGAATGCGCTTACGTCTTGTGCAAGTTCAGGAGTCCACATTGAACGTAACTTACGTGTTTCAACATCAACAGTTACCTGATCTAATGTGAAATTAACTTCAGCCATACGTGAATCTTCTTCAAGGTCACTGTATGTTTTATATGTAATGGTGAAATTTGGTGATGTTGCTGCACTTAATGGTTGATAACCATTAGTTCCGGGATATTGCAGGTCTACAATTAATGTAATTTCACCATTCTTATTAACAATACCCTGACCATATTTTTGTACTTTAACATTATATGGTATTGATTCACCAGCAGCAATAGATTCTGATGTATATGGTGCAGGTGCGGTTAAATTAACATTAGCACTTACTTTTAAACCAGCAAGGAACGATTCGGTATCAATTGGAGTACCAGCAGGACCTACTAATTTACCATCATTTGATGTTGAAAATCCACTAACAACAATTGTTGCAAATTTATCAGAACCGATTGTGAATGGTGCAGTAGGTGTGATGCCAGTAACAACCACTTCATTAACACTACCCTTTGAACGGTCAAATAGCGATTCACCCTCATCACCATACTTAGTTGCATAGAATGCATCGTATAATGAACGTGATTCGAATTGTGTCATTTGGTTGGGTAATTTTTCAGCAGCATTACCATATGCACCATCGGGTGAAGTATGTAAACCATTAACTCTAACACTAGTTCTTGGGTTGATAAAGAATAGTTTACCAATAGGTAAATTAAGTGCTTGTACTGATACAATATCATTTGCAAGAAGTTTTGCAAAAACCCTACGAATTACTGGGAATGCAACTGTTTCAAATTGTCCGCTTGATGACGAATCGCTAGATTCGTTAATCATATATGACAATTGATTTTCAAACAATTGTGCACAGTTTTCCTTAACATTACCTTCCAGACCTTCAAGTAGTCCGATTTTATCCCATCTATTAACAATAATTTCTCTTTGTTCACGAAGTTGTTTTAATCCAATATTACCAACTTCTGCACTTTCCATTAAAAATCCCATAATCTAAATATTTTTAAATTTTAATATTATTTTTATTATTATTTGCCCCTATTTTCGATGTATTGGTAAATTCTTTTAATTCTACCAATATGTTCATTGTTTTCATATACAGTTTTTTCAATTACTTCATCGAGTTTTTGTTTTGAAGAAGGAAGTATTGAGGCGGATACTTTCTTTTCAATACTTTCAGTTAAACTATTCTGATTGTTTTTCAATTCAGAAAGAATTGATTTGTATTTTTCTTGTGATTCAGAAATAGTGTTAACTTTTTTAAATTCGTTAATAATTCTAATTTTATCTTCTTGTGTTAATGCGAGCGATTCATTAACAAATAAATTATTAACATGTGCTAAATTAGTGTTAAAAATTGCCATTTCCTTCAATTGTTCTCTATATTTTTCCAATGCGGTTTTGTATTGTTCGATTAAAGAATTTACGGATTTTTTATAATTTTCCATTTCATTAATCTTTTTTATTAATTTCTTATTCTCCTCAATCAAACCTTTTAGTTTTTTTTCAGATTCACGCATTGAAAATCTCATACGGCTAACATTACCTTGTGTTTGATAATCTTTTCCGGGTAAGTTACCAGTAGTCGCTCTTTTATTTGGAAATGACATGCCGATAGTTTCATCAACAGTATCATCATCCTCGTTATTATCATTTGCGTCAATTGTTTGATTTTCATCATCAATTTCAGCAAAATCATTTAAATCATCAACGTTTTCGGTGTCATTATTATCATCGAATTCATCTGAAAAATTATCAAGTATTTCAGATAATTCTTCCAAATCGTCATCGCTAAGTTCTTCAACATTATTAGCGTCATCACCGTCGTTGTTTTCGGATGGTTTTATTGTTTGTAATATATCGTCAATTTCATTTTTTATGTCAGATAATTTTTCAAAAATTTCTTCATCTGTTTCATCATTTTCAACATTTTGTGTGTTGAAATCATCACCATCTTCAGAATTTTCAATATTCAAATCATCAGTATCTTCTGATTCATTATCATTTGAAATATTTTCAAGTTCTTCACCTAATTCTTCCATAGATTTAATTTCGTTTTCAATATCATCCATTGTAATGATTTCATCATCATCATCGGCATTTTCTAATGTAGTACCGACAGTTGAGATATCAAGTTCTGTTATATCAAACTCTTCTTTTTGTATGTTTTTTTCCTCTTCAGACTTTACGGTCTTTTTTTCGTTTTTGTTAGTATCAATACTTTCATCATTATCAACCAAATTGGTTTCTTTTTTTTCTTTTTTCATATCAGTAATTTCATTATTATTTTTATTGTTATTAATTTCTAATTCTTCATTTTCTTCAATTTTTTTATATGATTTATTAATTGCATTATTTTTACTTAATTCTTCTTTTAACAAATCATTAAATTTTTCCGAAAACTCTTCTGCTAATTTCTTTTTTGCGTTAGCGTCTGCTGCTTCCATAATTGCATTATATTCACTTAACGCTTCTTTTAATATCGAAGATTTATTTTCCTTATCCATATTTTATTATATATGTAATGTAATACCGTAATTTTTATATAAATACATTGTTGTTAAGAAAAAGTATAAAAAATAATATTTTTCTTATTTTAGATTATTAATTGTATTATGATAAAAAATTATTAATTGCATTATGGATTATAATATCACTTTTTTTATCAAAAATTAAATCATTGTTATTTAATAGTTGTGAATTTTTATTTTTTTGATACTCTTCGTTAAATTCAATTGATTTTATTGGTGATAAATACGCACCGGGTGTGCTTGGTGTTGCCACCAAATCAAAACCAATAAGTTCAAAATCATTTTGTACAATATTTTTTCCGTTTACTTGTTTTAATGAACCAACACCACGACTTGATATACCAATTTTTATATTATTTTGCAAATAAAGTAATATTTTATCACCAACGACAGAAACTACGCCATATTTCAAAAAACCGGGGGTTACTATTAAATTTATTTGTCCAAATAATACATTTTCTTCATCACCTTTGCCCCACCACATTTTCACAATCTTATGAGAAACATTTTGTAATGAGATTACGCTTGAATCTGGATGGTCTGCTTCAGATATTGCTGAATCGCTTTGAATTAATTTCATATATTCGTTAACCTGTGGTACTAAAACTTCCTTAGGATAAATTCGACCATTTCTATTTTCAACCCCCCATTTTTGTAATACGCAGTTGATTAAGATAGGTTCATCAATTTTTGTATTAAATGTTTCAAACAATAAACCATTATTAAGTTCGGGACTAATATAACCAGCATCGTTTTCAATTAAAATGCCATAACCATACTCACCCGCTTGTAATATTCTACTCATATTTTTTATTTATTATAAATATCAATTTTTTATCGAATTATTTTTATTTAAATTAATATTATGCGCATTTTCAATAAATAGTTTAGTTTCTAAATTAAGTATTAATGCATCAATTGCTTTTTTAATTTCTCTCAATTTTTCTGTTTTATTGGGCATATTTATATAAATTTAATTATAAATATTATTTGTTTATTAAATCATTCAATTTATTTGAAATTTCATCTAACTTAACAAATATTTTATCAGATTCTAATGTCAATAATTTTTCATTTAAATCAAGTAAAGTAGAAACACCATTTAACACCAATAATGTTTCTTTTTCGCTTTCAATCCATTGACGATTTTTTATTTCTTCTCTTTTTAACATTTCAACTCTAATTTTCTCAAGAGTATCGGAATGTTCTTTTCTAATGATATCAATTTTAGCAATATATTGCTGTTGTAATTGTTTAATTTCAGAATTTTTTTTTCTTAATTTAATCATTGCTAATATAATAACACTAAAATGCACAATAATAATAGCGGTAAATAATATGATTATCATAAAACAGTTCAAATCTTCCATGATTTAAATTATTTTATATAAATAGTTTGTTTTGTTCAATTTTTATTTAATTTTTTGTTTTTTTACATTTGTGTATTTATAATAAAATTAATCAAACATGGCAATTGATTTTATAAAAGACCCAAATCAAATTAGCATTGGTAGTGGAATTAAAAATGCGATACCTGCATACCAAAATATGTATATATTTGCCGAATTGGAAGTTTTTGGTAAGAGTAGAAGTATTATAATAACATCAAATGGTACTAATAGTGAAAATAATATAATTAATGATACTTATAGTAAAATTAGTTTATTAGGTTATGCCCAAGAAAATGATAGTAATTATGGTAATTATACAACTAATTATTACTACGGTAGTGTCACTGATGGTAAAAAACAATATGAAGGTTTTGGTATTGATTCAATAAAAATAGTAGTAAATTCATCATATGTACCACAAGTAAATATAAGATTTGTGGATATTAGGGGTCAGGCTTTTTTAAATTTGGGTGAAAAATCACCGTATAGTGTTTTGTTTGATTTTCCACCACCAACATATAAATTAACTGTAAAGGGGTATTATGGTAAACCAGTAACATATTTGTTACATATGGTAAAACATTCAGTTGAATTTAATTCTGAAAATGGTAATTATATTATTGATGCAAATTTTATTGGTTTGACATTTGCGCCGTTAAGTGATGTTTTGTTTAGATATGTTGTTAATTTTAATTTACCACCAATTAATAATGATATACAAATTTCACTTAATAGTAATAAAGCCCCTCAAAACACATACGAGTTGATATTAAAATTAAGGAATTTTTATTCAAGAATATCTGAATATAAATCAAACAGTAACGTAGTTTCATTAGAAAATACAAAAAAAATTAAAGGAAAAATAAGAGATATTATTGATATTATTAATAATTATAAAAATAATGATATATTAAAAGTTTATAAACCTTATTTAATCATAAGTGAAAAATTATCAACAAAATATGATGAAATTGGTGGTAATAATAATATAGTGGATGTACAATATATAAAAACATCTGATGGGACAAATTATGTTGAAGCCACTAATAATGGTCAAAGAGTTGAAAGAACTGTTACTAAAATAAATAATCTTAGTGATTATAATAAAATTATTAGTTATATTGGTAGTAGTGATTCCGTTGATAATATATCAAAAAGATTATCAATTGCATTTATCAGTAGTAATAATGAAATTACATTAACCGATGTTTTAAAAAAATATAATAATCAAACATTGTTAGATAAAATTGATCCATCGTTAAATATTAATCCAAATACTAATTTGATTGGAAAATTTATTGGTGATAATAATATTGAAACCAATACTAAAATCGCAACAGAATATGTTTATTTGGATATTTCCGAATTATATATTAATTTGTATAAAAAAATTATTGATACAAATAACAAAGAAACCGAATTGGTTGATGTGGTTTCAAATGAAATTAGTAGTATTATAAATAATGATTTGGGTTTTATACCAACAATTCGTAACATATTTGAAATAATATTAAATGATGTTGATAATTTTTTTGATGTTTTAAGAAAAACATCAATTGATGCTGAAAATATTCACAATAATAGTGATCAAATTAATATAATTACAAATAATTTTAGTAATGATGTTTATAACCAAAAACATGTTTATGCATTTCCACTAATAATTGAAAAAAAAGAGAATGTTGAAGAAAAGGTTGCTCCTATTAAATTAGTATCAAATGGTGCAAAATTTCCAGAATTAGATTTGGTTAAAAACTTTATCGATACATTTAAATACCAATCAAATTATGAAAAAGTGTATAATCTTAGAAATGAACAAAATGATGATGGTTCATATAGATGGTATCCAATATCACCAATTGATTCAGTTATTGGTGGTGTGTCATATGTAAGTCCTTATTATACAAATAATATTTTACAAAACAATGATAATTTTATTATTGATGTTTTTTATAAAATATTAGTAAAACGTTTTTATGCTTTATCTGAAGGTATTTTAAATAATTATTTTTTTTCAAACAACTCAAGATTTGCGAATGATTATATTAAATTATATTCAGAAATTGAGGCAATTAACATTTTTGAAACAATAAAAAACGATATAAAATTAATCGATGTTTTTAAAAACGAAGCAACTAAATATGCAAATAGCACTGATTTTGTTTATAAAAAAATCACAACATTAAATGACAACGGTATTAATTTATACAGTTTTGATGATAATCAAATAAAATCATTTAATATTGATGATAATACTTCAATTTATTTGGATAAGAATGATGATAATTTCATTGGTTTAAAAATTGATGATAAACAAGTTAATATAAAAAATGAAACTGGGGGTGGTAACGATGTTTTTGAAAATTTTGTAAATGAAACATACGGTGATGTGTTTGCATATTATAAATTTACACAAGAAAATAATATTTATATTCCAGATATTACATCTGACAATACATACAATACGAGATATCTTTCAAAGAGAAGTATATTAGGATTGAATTATAGTGATGATAATAATTATATTAGATTAAATGAATATGGTAATAAACGAATTAGTAATTATAGTGAAATAAATATTGATAACGTTAAAAGAAGATTTAAACATCAAGAATCGATGTCTAAAATTTGGGTTGATGTTTTAGAAAAAAATGATAATAATTTATATGGCGTAATAATCAATAACAATGGTGATTTATATGATACACTTATAAGTACTGTGGTGTTATTATCAAATTTTGGTAGTACATTAAGTCCATTTGAAAACAGTAGTGAAGTTGGTTTAAATACGTTATTGTTTAAACAACCTGCAATTATTCAAACACCAAAATTTCTAACAACCTATATTGGTTCATTGGTTGCAATTTTAGAGGTGGGTGAAGATAAAGTAGACCAACTTTTTAATTATATTACGGGTAACAGTAATGTATTTGTTAATAGAGGTTATCGAATTATTGCCGATTTATACGATGTAAAAAATTATTTATCGGTGTCAGACAAGAAAGTTTTTTTAAACGAATATAATACATTTATTGGTAGTAGTGATTTTAGTACTATTAAAAGTGTGTTGTTAAATGCATATAATTCGGCAAATAATGGTGATGATGATAAAGGTGATGTTTATGAAGAACAATTAAAACCAATTTTTGAAATTTTAAATAAAAAAACAAATATAATTAATTATACTCGTTTAACATTTTCATATCCTAATATTAATAACAATAATACCAATCCAGATATTTACTATAAAAGTATTTCAAAACTAATCGAAAATACTAACAATAATTATAGAAACAATAAAACTAATATTGAAAATTATTTTAAAAATTTTTTTAATAGGTTAAGGAATGAATTAGTAAAAATACAATCACAAGTGAAAGAAAAATCTGATGTTGAAAACAAAAAATATGAAGATTTTGATATTATAACACAAACATATTATTCATTTAAAAATATTAATGATAAATGGTTAACAACTAGTAATAGTGTGAAAGGGTATCCATTTAACAGAGAGAATGGTAAATTAAAGGATTTGTTCGTGTTTGTTGATAGGGCAATGAATCCTGTTGATGATACTATTATAAATGTGGAATATTTATTAAATGTTTTTGATGATCCAAATGTCAGTGTGTATTCTGTATTATCTGGGTTATTATCTGCAAATGGTTTTGAATTTTTTCCATTACAAAATTTTTTAGTGTTGGGTAATGATTGGGAAGATACATTTAAAATTTATAATGGATATGTTGATACACAAATATCAACGGCATTTATTTGTATGTATATCGGTGGTAATTCTAAATATCCCACAATAACGAATTCGGGATTCAAACCAGATGGTTTTTCATTTGAAACACCACCACCTGATTTTAATAGCAATCAAAATATAGTTCAAAATAACAATAATTTTCCGTATAGTAAAGTACATGCATTTCGTGTTAAATTTGGTGAGCAAAATCAATCCATGTTTGTTAATATTAAAATTGATAGTAAAGAATATGGTGATACTAATGAATCTATTCAAATTTTATCTAGATTAGCAAATGATACCAAAGGTAATGCACCAATACCAAAAGGACAAAATTTGTACAATGTATATGAAAATAGGTCATATAAAGCAACAGTTACATCACTTGGTAATATGATGATACAACCAACACAATATTTTCAATTAGATAACATACCATTATATAATGGTGCTTATATTATACTCAATGTTGAACATAATATTACACCAAATAAAATGTTAACTACGTTTAGCGGAACTAAAATACCGCAATATCCAATACCAAGAGTAACAAATCCAATAGCATTTGGTGGTTTAATTAATATATTAAATCTTGATGATAGTGTTGATTTAAATACAGTTGATTATAATTATGATAATGTTGATGATAATGCATATAACATGTTAAAATTGAAATGATTATGACAAATGATTTAAAAATTATAAATAAATATCAATTAACACAATCAGGTTGTGATTTTATTAGAGATTATTGTAAAAAAAACTATAACACACTAATTTCTGGTAAAAATAAATATGGATTGCCTTATAGTAGATATGCTTATGATGTGGATAAAATATGGAAATCCAAAGCGAAGTATGATGGTAAATCAATCGATAATGGTGATATGTTAGGAAATGCACTAATTGATTGGTATAATAAGTATGGTGAATTATTTAAAATTGATCCAAATATATTGGCAGCACAAGCATATGCTGAATCTGGATATAAATTATGGAATTATGCAAAAACAAGCACTGCATCTGGTATTAGTCAATTTATAAAAAGTACTGTAAAAGAGATAATAATAAATAATAAGTTTAATATCACAGATATTCTTTTTACGGAAGATGAAATTGGCGCAATTACAAAGGATGTTGATTTAATAAATTATGAAAATATTTCAAATAGACATCAATTACATCAAAATATAACAGACAATCCAGAAATAATGATAAAAGCACAATTTATTTATATGAATTATATTGGAAATAAATGTGATTATTTGGCAAGTAGTTCATTATTTGGTTATAATAGGGGTCATGCTTTTGTAAAAAAAAATTATAAAGATTCAATAATATCTGCAGCGAAATATAAACTTTATTATGAAATTGAAGGAATTGGATATGTTGATAAAATATTTAAGTTTTTAATTAAATATTTTGGGTACAATGATTTGAAAAAGGATTATGATGATTAATAATATCATTGTAATTTCTTTTTTAATTCAAAAAGACTTATGATATTATCATCAACAGTGTTTGCATCAAAATTCATGTTATTTATTTTTTCAATTGCCAAAGTAACATTACTTTTCAAATCATCACTATTTATTTGTTCTAATAATATTTTGGTTTCTTTCTTATAATCTTCCAATAATTGTTGTTTTTTATTATTATCAGATTCAAATAATGTTTTTAATAATGTTTTTTCATCATCACTAAGTGTACTGTATTTTTCATTAAATTTATTTATTGCAATTTCAATAACAACATCATTAACTTCATTATCTGTTGTATTATCAATTAGTTCTATTTTTTTATTTTTGGGTTTTTTTAAATGTTCTAAAACAAATACAAATGATTCATGAATACCATCAACATCGATATCGTTTGGTGATTTTAATGATTCTCTAATCAATTTATCAATTGATTTGTATAAGATAATATCATAATTATCTTCAGGTATTTCATTTTCATTAATAAATTTTGATATTTTTTGTCTTTCAAAATCAATTTCATCAATTGTATATGTTTCAAATAGTTTGATATTATTATCAATATAACGAGTTGCAATAATATCATTATCAATGTATTTGTTTTTTAAATTATTAAATATATTAAATTCTAATTGAAGTAATGGTGATTTTTTAACAACATCTAAAAAATCTGATGCAATTGTTTGTGATTCGTTAATTTTATTTTTTTCAAAAAACGAATCTCTTATTTTATTACAAATAACAAAACTTGCGATACCGATATTAGTGTTTTTCATAAATATCAAGTGATTTTATTATATAAATACTATAAATAAATTCAAATGTTATTAATTTATAATATATTATTATAAATAATTGTAAATTAATTTATATTTCAATATCATCTAAATCATCCCAATCAATATTTTCAGCATCATTATTATCAGTATGTTCAGTATTAAATGATTGTGTTTTTTTAATTAGATTATCAATTTCATTAATCATACTATTTACAGTTATGTTTTGATTATTAACAATATTATTTGTTTCTTCGATGATTAATTTTTGATCTATCATATCTTTTACTGTGTGTTCTTTCGATGTGCCATATACTAATTTTTCGATATAATCGTTGTAATTAAATTTATTTTTTTCTTCAGAAATTTGTGGTGCTGTTTCCCCCCCTGCAGTTGGTTCTGAATTTTGACTTGTTTCACCACCTGTATTAACGCTTGGTAATCCACCACCCATTTCTGTGTTTGGTAACTCACCACCTATACTATTATTTGGCAAACCACCACCTATATTACTATTAGGTAGTTCATCACCCATATTATTAGTATTACCTGAATTTGATAAATTTTCATCGGGTTCACCATATTTGTTATCAATATCAACAAATAATCCGCTTTTCTTGATAATAACAGGCGCATCTGCTAATTCTTGCATTACAACCTTTTCCATCTTTTGTTGTTTCAAATCTTCAACAATTTCACTATCGCTCATATTAAATATTAATCTTTTTGCTCTAGTGTGTGACATGGCAGCAATACCATTTTCACCTCGTGTTAATTCTGAATATGTTTGTGCTTTTTCTCTTAATAATTGTGATTTTAATAGGTCTAATTGTGTACTTGGATTTGTTAATGTTAGTTTAAAGTTATTTAAATCCTCACCAGTAAAACCTAATAGGTATAAATGAATAATTGCCATTTTATTCAATTCCTGAATCATGGCTTGTTGTATTCGATTTACTTTTTTTGCAAACCTAATATCATATTGTGCCATATTTTTACCAGCACCAGATGCGTCTTGAAAACTTAAAAATGGTTTCGGTATTCCTAAACCAGAAAATAAATTATCTCGCAAATATTCGATGTCTTGAATTGCATCAAGATTTGATGCACCGGGAAGAGTATCTATACCAGTTTGAACATTACCGTTTCTAACTGGAATGTAATAATCTTCATCATTACCCAATATATTAAATCTATAATCAATTTGTCCGTCATTTGGTGATATTTGTGGTGCTCTTTTAAATTTTGTTGCTACTTTATAGATATAATTTTCAATATCATCTTCATCCATATTACCAACATCAATTTTAAATACCTTTTTTTCACCCGCTCTGATTATACGATATGTTAACATCGCATCTTCTGCCATAATTAGTTGGCGAAATACACGTCTTATTTTATTTAAAATCGATGAACCATATGGTAAATATTTATCATCACCCAATAATCTAAAATGTGCGATTTCAAAAATATTAAATTCATCACCAGTCATTCGTTCTTTAAATTTAACAACTGGTTTACCATCAATAACTCTTTCAAATCTTTCAATTTCATAATTAACCAATTGTTTTACGTGCGTAATTCCCTTTTTACGTTCACCATACATCAACACAAAATTATCACCATATTTAGCGGTGTTTCTAGTCCAAAAAGGAAGGTTTACATTTACGTTGACTATATTATAAAAAAAATCTTCTAAAATATTTTTTATTCGTTCTTTATTAGAATAAATGTTTAACATTTTACCATTATCACCAATAGTGGTTGCTTCTTCCATATACAAATCAAGTGCACTTGAAATTAATGGATAAAATTCCATACCCTCATAATCAACATATGCTGGTAATCGTGCTGCTTCATATTGTAATGCTTTTTGAAATCCCCTATCAGTAACTCTTTTAAATTTATTTATCAATTCTTTTTGTTGTTGTAATTCTAATCCCTTTTTATAAATATCTTCAGGTGAATTACCTTTAATTATAATCTTAGTGTTTTGAAAATTATTTAATCCTTGATTATTTCTAATATCGTTTTGATTTTCAAAACCAAATCCATCAAAATTAAATAATTTGTTTAATTGTTGATATATTGTTCCCTTATTTTCGGATGTTTTTGTATCCATATTTATTATTTTTTATATTTTTTTATAAATACTTAAATACTATCAAAAAGTATTATAATATAAATACTTTTTTTATGGTTTATTTATTTTTTAATCCGTTAAAAAGCCATGAATATGTGATATAAGGATTTAATTCTGAATTAGGGTTAGGTGGTATTATTGGTTTGTTTGGTGTGTTTTGTTTCATACCAATATCATTAATATCGTTAACAGAAAGAATCGCATTTAACATTTTTTCAGTAAATCCTTTATTTTGTTTAAATCTATTCATTGTGTAATTTAATGTATACAAACTGATGGCAAATCCCATAATACTATCATCATGAAAACTACGTTTATGGTCTGCAACACGATTGCCGGGTACGGTTATAAATGTTTTTAATTCGTTTAATAATCTTATTGAATGTATAACAACTTCTTCTAAATGTATTGCTCGTTGCATTTCAAGTAAAACTGATGCTCGATTATTACCAATAAAAAAACCGGGAACTAAATCAACTGTGATTGTAGTACCATCTGGCATTGTTTTTTGACCTCTTTTCACATAACCATGTAACATATCTCTACTCGGTTTGTGAGATATTTCTGCATAATGGATGTTATCGTATCCAAATTCTAATAATTTTTCTACTGTTTGAATACCAAAACCACCAGTAATATCAACAACACAATAGGCATTATTATATCTTTTACCGTATTGTAGTGCAATTTCTGCAAGTAATTGTGGTGTTACTTTACCATAATATTCAGCAACTTGTTCCGTTTTGTACTTTTTCAGTTTTACTTTTTTTTCTATATTATTTTTTATAATGTTTTTAATTTCAATATATTCTATTATTTTTAATATATTAATGGTTGAATAATCTTCCCCATGACCCGGTGATACATCAACACCCATAATATAATCTTCACCTACAATTGGGTCCTCCCATATCCAAAAATTTAAATCTGTAAATTCTTGTCTTATCGGTATTTTAACTTCATTTTCTTCAATTCTTTTTAAATATTTTTCATCAATAAAATTATCACCCGATCCTAAAAAAGAACATAAAATTTCTTGTGCAATTTTACGCATATCACCGTTTGCGTTTCGAACTTGTAATTCAAACCAAGGTGACGTTGCTTTCCATCCTTCATCATGTAATTTAATTCTTTTTTCTTCATCCCAATTTTCATCAATTAATCTAATTTCATTTTCTCTACCTTTATTTTTTACCCAAGTTAAATTTTTATTATAACGTGGATCATTAAACCACCAAAGTTCAACCGCTTTAAAATTATTTTCACCTGCACGTGCACCCATAAATGTTTTGTAAAAAACTGGGTCTAATCCAGATGGTGTGCTAACCATAATAGCACGACCACCAGTTTGTAATGTAGGTAATGCAGATGTCCAAAATTTATCCCCCTTTTCAGTCCAAGCAGTTTCATCCCAAAACAATAATGTTGGTGTCATACCACGGAGACCTTTTGAACTAAACGCACCTAAACGAGAACCATTATCATATAATTTTAATTTTTGTGTGTCTTTTAATCCTTTTTCAGTGTCTCTACCTGTTTTAGGTCTTAACCACTCAGGACAATTATCAATAAATTCAACAACATCAAACATTAATTCATCACGTGCAGTTTCAAGTTTATCTGCAACGATTGCAACTTGTCTATTGGGTTGAAACATAATATACCAAGCAATATATGCACAGGTTGTTGTTGATATGCCCGCTTGTCTATATTTATTTGCAATTACAAATCTTTCATTAAGATAACATTCGATTAATTTTTTTTGCATTGGAAATAGTTTAAATGGTACTATCATACCACTTTCACCTTGTGTTTGGTCAAATATTGTTAAATATGTTTCAATAAAATATATTGGATCAGATGCACATCTAATTATTTCAAACTCTTGTTCAGTATAAGTTAATTCACTTGCTCTTTTTATTATACCATTTTTTGTTACAATAATTGGTTCTTGTTTACCTGATTTTTTTCTAATTTCATATGCTAATTTTCTAGCATCTTCCTTTTCTTTTAATCGTTTTTCATCAAACTGTGTTCTATCAAAAACAGTTTCAAACGTTTCATCATCATTAATTTCATTAATATCATCAAAATCAACACTCATGTTCGTTTTTTTATATAAATACAGAATATATAAATAAAAAAAAGCACCATAATACATATGGTGCTTTTTTATTCATTAAATAATATTATTTAAAGTTCAATTGATGATATTTCAACAAATTCATTATTTTTTAAAATAATTTTTCTTGATGTTAACATATCTTTTATTTTTGATAATGACATCCCATAATGAAAAACTAATAATGGTAAATCATCATTATCTTGTTCGAACATATTTTCATAGTCATTTTGATATTCATCATCTTGTTTTTCAATTTCATAAGCCAATGCATGTATCGTATGATATCCATGCATATATTCTCTATCAACCGCTTCATGTAAACAAAACAAATCAAATGAACTTGTTTTTAAATTAATAATAGCATCAACATAATCTTTCGTTGGTGGTAATGCATTATCACAAGCAGGGCTTAAATCCCAACACCAACCTTCAACATCGATATTAGTTGGGTCGTTTGAGAATATAAATTCATATAAACCTTCACCTTTTGAATTATATCCAATTTTATTTATGTATATTAATTTTAATTTATTTTCATCATATTTCATAGTAATAAATTTTTTTATAAATACTTATAAATTATATAATTTATAAAGATTACTATTAATTAATCCAATTGTCATTTCATTTAACATCTTAATTCTTTTATATTTTTTATTAAGTTTTATATTGTAATATAAAATAATAGCAAACAGAATGATTGAAAGTATTTGAAAAATTGAATTTGATATTAGTATTAATAATAAAAATATAAATAATAAAATTGACGATAGTTTAATTCTTGATTTTATGACAATTTCATAATCTTCTGCAAACAGCATGAAATATTTTTTATAGTTAATCCAATCAACATTGTCATTTTCATCACACAAATTATCGAAAATATTATCCTCATTCTTTTTTGACCCACCAATATATGTTCTCAATAGTTTCATTTTACTTTTTTTTCAAATATACGATATTTTAAAATTTTTGTTACAAAAAAGTCCCAAAATTTTTTTTGGGACTTTTTTATTAATAAGATTATTTTTTTAATAACCCGCATTAAATCCAAGACCACTTAAACTACCACCCTGTTTAATTGGTGATTTTTCGGCGTATTGTAATTGACCATCACCTTTATATTCAACAACAATACCACCTTTACTACCATTATTGAAATATTTTGTTAATATTTCATATTTTCTTTCAGGTGTTGTTTTTTTATACGCAATTTTATACGAACCATATACAGTTAATTCATGTGAAAAAACATTTCTAAAAATCGAATCGACTTCTTTAACATTTTCTGGTTTTAATTTTCGAAATTTTTCTTCATATGATAAACCAAAAATTTCATTAACATTATTTTCTTTTAATAAACTCTCAAATAAACTAAATTCATTATCAATCATACTATCGAGTTTTTTCAATTTTTCACTTTTTATGCTTTCGTTTATCATCGGTTTTTTCAATCCCATTTTTTCTTCTAAACGTCTACGAATATATTTTCTAAGTTTTTGTTCACTTTCACTAATTGTCTTTTCTTTTTCAACATCCTCTCTTTTAATATTTTTCCACATTACAGCAGCAGCAACTTTTTTTCCAGTTTCTTCATCACCGTACTTATCAGTGGCTTTTTTTGCAATTTTTTCAAAGTTTTTACCCTTTTTTCCAATATCTTTACCTGCCTTTGCTGCTTTAACTACTTCAGATTTTTTTGTTTTTGATAAACCTGCCGATGGTTTTTCTTTTTTCGATTCAGATATTCTTTTTTGAATATCGTTTATTTTTGCATATAATTCATTTAATTTAGTTTCAATATTAGACGATTTTTCAGGTGTAATAACGCCAATAACGTCAGAATCTTGTGCAATTTTTACATCTGGTTGTGTTTCAACATTATTAACCTCATCTTCTTGTATCTTGTCATTAATGCTAACACTACCTTTTGAACCTAATTGATTTTTTATTGTGGTTAAAATACTATTAACATTAACTGGTTCTTTACCAGCCTTTTGTAATCTTGTGTTTAATGCAGCAAGTTGTTTACCCAAATCATTTGCAACTTTTTCAAGTCTTTCAATTTCAGACTTAACTTCACCCGCATGATATGCTTGTTTTACTTCTTGTCCGAATTTATTTACTGCATCAACACCCTGTTTTAATTTATTACCAACTGATTGTACGCCTTGTTTGATTGGTTCTGTGGTTTTTTTAATAGCACTTTTTAAACCACCAAATAATTCATTAAGTTTTTCAATATCATCATCGTCACTTTCATTCATTTTATTCACAATTGGTTCTAATTTATTAGCATAATCAACATGACCATAATCATTTTTTAATGTGTTTAATATTTCAGGTGTTTTTATTTTAATAACTAATGCCACATTATCAAAATCACCATCATTCATACCATCATTATACGCAGTGGCATAACCACCAACTAAATTAGCAACTTCATCAACACTACATTCCGTTATTGATTCAGCACTATCATAACCTCTCGATTTGGCGAAATTAACGAAATCACCACATTCATTACATTTTTCTTCAGACAATTCTTCCTCTTTTGTGTTTTCAGTATCCTTTGTTAAATCTTCAATTTTTTCTTTTGGTACAACCTTTAATATTTTATCTGCCATTTTTTTTCTATCCACAATATCAATTTCAGTAAATTTATCTTTAAATGAAGATAGAAATGAATTAACGTATGATTTAACTTGTGTATCGGTTAATTCAGTATTTCTTATTTTATTAGTAACCTTACCTATAAGTTTTTCAATTTCTTTTGTTGGTTCATCTTCAGAAATATCATCCAAATTATCTTCAGAATCTGTTTCAATTTCATCATCAGAAGTTTCATCAGGATTTTCAGTGTCATCAACACCACTATCACTCGATTCACCATCTGGTTGATCGTTTGCAATATCATCACCCATATTATTTTCCAAACTATCAGTATTATCGTTTGTTGTGGTTTCTGCTGATGCAGCAATTTCAGCATCACCTAATTTTTTTTCTGCTTTGGCAATTTCTTCACCAGCAGAATCTTCATTAAGTTTTGGTTTATCGATTCTTAGGCTATACGTTTCGTTAATGGTGTTAATAATCATTGTTCTATTTTTATCAGCCTCAGCCAATGTTTTGTAACAATATTTATTTTTATTTTCAAGACCACCAATATATACAAAATCACTTACATCGGGGTCTTTTTTCAAACCACCTTTTTTAATATAATAATTATGATTTTCTTTTACAATACCGTATGCAATACCATCATCCGCTCTTTTATAATCAATCAAAGTACCAAGACTAATACCATTTGATTTTTTTAAACTACCATTAACATCAGCCAATTGTACCAACCTATTATAATAGGCATCTTCTGAAATTCGTTTTTTCATTTGTAATATTTTTTATTCTAATTATTTACGTTATTTTATCAATAAATACTTGAGTAATAATAAAAAAAATTATAAATTAAATAATTTCTCGATTATTATTAATGATTTTAAATTTTATCAACATTTCTTCAACTTTAGGTGTTATTAGATTTTTTCTATAATAATTATCAATTAATGTTTGATTTGCTTTTTTTATTAGAACCGATTCATTTAAAAACTTTTCATTATAGTGAATATTTTCAATAATTTCGAAAAATATTTTATTGCTTTTTTTTAATTCGATAAATTCATTTAATTGTTTTTTTGTTATGATAAATTTTTTCATATATCAAAAATTTATTTCATTTAACGATAATTCTTTTTCTAAAAAACGTTTTTTTAAATCTGTTAATTTTTTTAAATATCCAGTATTTCGCAGTATTTTAAATACTAGATTTTCAACTGAATATTCACCATTTTTTTCCAAACCAGATTGTCTATACTTTTTTATTTTATTTTTTAACATATTGTATTTTATCATAAAATCATTTCGATTTAAATTCGTTTCTAAATCATCAATTGAATTCATAATATCAAATGCTTTTTGTTTTATAATATTCGTATTGATTGATATTATTTTTTTAGTTGGTTTTCGAACCCATTTGTTTTTTATTAATGAATATACACCAGTTGAATAATGTAATTCATTACTGTCTTGAATATAAAGTTCAACATCAAAACCCTTAACTTTTATTGTATATTTAGATGACCATAATTCTTTTTTTAATCTAAAAAAATCACCAACAAAATCTTTATTGTTTGAAATTTGTGAATAATTTAAAACAATATGAACATCCAAATCAGAATTTTCATTATAATTATAATTAGCAAGACTACCAGTTAAAATAATATCATCAAATTTTAAATCTTCAATATCACAAAATTCAATAAATCTTTTTGCGTTTTTTAATAAAATTTTTCTCACGTCGGGTTTTATCTTATCGTTTTTATCCCAAATATCTGGGTTTAACACATCGTGTAGTTGTATCGATGATAAATCAATTAAATTGGGATCGACAATTTCTTTTATAATCTCAGAAATTTTATATTTATTAATAGTCTTATTCATAATTTTTTTTATAAATTTTTTATTTTTTTACCATTAAAAATTCTTCTAAAAAAATCATATTTTTTTATCATTATCATTTGAAATAGTATCGTATTTTTTATTATTATCGTTAGAATCAATATTATTTATTTCATCGGATTTTTTTTGTGTTGGTGGATTAAATATATTTTTTTCACTACGTAAGTCGCTTTGGACTTTTTTTATTATAGTTGGTAATTTTCTAATAATATCATATGGTAAATTTCTTATATAGTCCTTCTCATCATTTTTAATACGATAATCATTAGGTGATATAATTATTTCTATATAATTATCGTAATTATTATTGTTTATATTATTTTCATTTGATTTAGGTATTTTTATTACAACCGCTTCATGACCACCATGAATTTCAACATTTGGAATATCTTTAAGTTGTGATTCTAAATAACGCAATAAGTTTGGATTAATATAATCCATTAATTTATTTGCTTGATAAAACCTTCGATATCTTTCAATTGGTTTAATATTTGGATCATCCGTCGCATCTAATGCCTTGTTTGCAGCATTTCTAGCAAGACCTGTCGATATTTCATTTATTTTAAAATCCGGATTTATTTTCGACATCATTTCAAATAATTTCTCCTTAGTATTTTGATTTTTTTTCATAACATATTATTTTAAACGAAATTATTTTATTATATATAATATAAATACGATTTATTATTTAAAAATATTACTCTAAATATAAACATAAATAGTATTTATTAATAAATAGTTAACATAATGAATTTTATGAATAATAAAAATATGAACAATTTGATTGTTGATATTGACATATCAAACGATAAATCATGGAATTTAAATAATGATTTAAGTGTCGTTAGTTTAATTAGTTGGGATGGTGCATATTCAAGCGATATTGAATTATATGATTTCGGATTAACACAATTTGATTATGGTAGAACAGATAAAATGTGGAGTGGTGTTAGTTTAAATTCACAAGACACTAAATTAAGATTAGATAGAATTGGTTATAATGAAGTCATTAATCCTAATGATATTGAAACTACTGGTGTTACTGTTATCACAAATTATTTACCAATAACACCAATTATTGATAATATCAATGGTAATTATTATGATTTAAATGGTGGATATTTACAGGGTTTTTTTAAATTATATGGATATGATTATCAAATATTACCAACAAGATATAAAAACGGTATTACAATTGAAACTGTTTTAAATATTTATGATAATAGTAATGGAATTTTTTTAATGTTAGGTGCACGTGCTGAAGATAAATATAACCCATACTATATTGGTGAATTTGAATCGGGTGCTACTGAAATTAATGGTGTTGTTACTAGTGATAATAACTATTTAGATGCATTAATGGCTAAACAAGTTTTGAAGAATTCGTTTCCTGAGCCAGAATTTAAAACAACCACAATACATACATGTGTCGATCCAATTGACAATTTAAAAAACAATATAATTGCATTTGAAATAACTAATGATAAAAAAATTGGTGTTAAATATATAAATTCAGAAGGTCTTGTTATTTCAAATATATCAAAAAATTCGTTAACTATAACAGGATTTACATATATTAGTATTGTATATTTACCATATAGTAAGTTAAATTGTAATTTTGATGCTCAAAGAAATGGTGATTTAATTTTTTATATTAATGGTAGAAAATTTTGGAAGTTAACTAATTTTCCTGAATTTTATTTTAAAGAATTTTCAAACGATAAAGAAAAACAAATAGGTGTTCCGTTTTCAATTAGTTGGGGTGGTGGTAGTTTTGGTTTAAAACACTCATGGCATTATGGTAAAAAAACATATTTGCTATATAATAATAATGATATTGATTACGTTAATTCTAATTTTAATATAATAAAAAATCCATTATTAAATGATAATATTCAAATTGATAATTTTTCATTAAACGTAAATAACAGTAAATTTTATACAATAAATAATTTAAATAATATTCAACCAGTATCGGTATTAGAAGTTAAACGTATTAATAATAATGACATTTCTGATATTTTCATCAGATATAACAAATTAGTTTCTATATTATCAAATCGTAATTATATAATCGAAGCATTGATATATGTTGATAATTATTTTACTGGTGGCACAATAAATAAAATATCATTATTACCATATTCAAATGATGTCGATATTAATATATTATCAGAAATAATATACACATATCCATATAATATAGAAAATTCATACAATCAATCAGTATATGGTGAAAAATCATGGAAATTAATAAAAACTGTGTTTAACATTGATAATAATATTGGTCAAAAATTTATAAATATTGGTATATTGATCGAAACTAATGGTGGTGTTAATATGAATGGGTCTCTCTTTATTAAAGAGATAAAATATATCGCAAATGATATTTTGGTTAAAGATGAAAGAAAAAATAATCTATTAATTGAAAAAAATTTCGATAAATCATTTATTGGTGGTATTCAAAAATTAAAAATTTATGATATTGCATTAAATTCATCCGAAATATTAAATAATGTTATTGTTGATTCAAAAAAATATAGCAATATTAAAACAAATAAAGGTGGTAGATTAATATATTGGTAAATTAAATAATATAAATAATATGAAAGAAGAAAATAAACTTAAATCTGTATTAATAGCATATAAAAATGGGAATATAAACCTTGAATGTGCAATAGACTTCATATTACATATATTTAGTGTTAGTAAACGTTTTAATTCAAATTCATTTCTAATTGGGATAATTATTGGGTTAATATTAGCACTTATTTATTTTCATATTATTATTTAAACGTATTATAAAATATGAGTAAATTACATGAAATTTATCAAGGATGGTATAATTTAACATTTCCCAATAAAGATATTGAAAATCTTGCAATTAATAGATTTAATATATGTGTGAATTGTGAATTTATGACAAAAAGAAAGTATTGTAAAAAATGTGGTTGTTATATACCTGCAAAAGTAAGGAGTTTAAATTCTAAATGTGGTTTAAAAAAATGGTGATATTTAAAAAATAAATAACAAATGAGAATTTTCTAACGACCTACAATTTAATGTATTTGTTTTTATCATTTTTTTTGTGAATGAATCTATAATTATTGGAATATCATGATATATTATTTCAATACAACCATTTAAACAAATAATATAATCAATTTCGGTTTTATCATTATACACAAAATAACAATCTTTAGGCATATAAAATAATATTGATTTTTTGTTTAAATCAAGATCATTTATTGTTTTATATTTTATGATATTGTCATAATTATTCGACAATTCCAATGCGTTTATGTTAAATATATTTTTTAAATCATAATATTTTGAATAACGTGAAAGTAGATTTGATTTATTTCTATCAATTTGTTCATGAATATGCTTTAATATTTTTACCCTTTCTTCAAGCATCTTTTTAACAATATGAAATATTATTTAATTTGGTGTCATTATATGTATATATTTCTAATTCAATTTCTTTACTAATAATATCTTCAACATATTGTCTAATAAACAATTCTTTAATTTTATTAGGTGCTTTATTAAATTCGGTAAATTCTATTTCATCACCATCATCACTTAATAACGATACATCAATACTGTTCCAATCAACATAACTCAATCCTGCACTATAATCTGGTGGTGAAATGCCGTAACTATAAGATTCTTTATGTTCCCATTTAGTTATACTAACATTATCACTTTGAAAATATAGTTTGAATTTTATTGGTTTATTTGTATCATCATATTTATACTCAATACTTGTTTCATAATCAATTGTGATATGTGATGCCTCATCTGGTTCTTCATAATAATCACCACCAATGTAAATGTAATCATCTATAACTTTAATTTTTTTATATTTTTTTGAATATATTAATGAATCACAAATAAATTGTTTTTGAAATTGATTATCATTTAATAATTTAATGATATTCGAATCATTATAATATTTATCATTACTCAAGAAATCGAAATTTTGAATTTCTTCTTGAATTATTTTTTTTATGAACATAATTATATTTTTTTATTAATAAATACAATATTTTTTATTATTGTTATGATTTTTTTTCAAAAAAAAGTATTTATTTATAAAAAATGATGTATTTTTGTAAAAAAAAATAAATGAATAATTATTACAATAATATGACACAACCACAACCGCAACATCATGATATATCATGATGAATGGGGTTGTATTATATATAATATATAAAAAAATCTCATTCAAAATCGAATGAGATTTTTTTATGTTTATTTGTAGCAAATAAAAAACAATTACGTATATGAAAAAAATAATCGGGATATAGTACAATTGGTTAGTATGCGTGCTTTGGGAGCACGTGGTTGCAGGTTCGAGTCCTGCTATCCCGACAATTGTATGGTGTTTGTGGAGTAGTTGGTTAACTCATCTGATTGTGAATCAGAAATCGTGGGTTCGAATCCCACCAAACACCCTAATAAAATTGTTCTGTGGTGTAATTGGTAGCACACAACACTTTGGATGTTGTAGAATAAGTTCGAATCTTATCAGAACAACAATTGTGATAATATCGTTTTCTAACCACAACAGTATTATTATTTGTTATGGTTTGTTGTATATTAATAAATCATTATTACGTCTATTTGTTTTTATATAAAAAATTTACATAACTATTTATATAAATAAATCATTAATATATGAACAAGAAAATTATTGAAGGAACGTTAAATACACCCGAAATAATTTTTAAATATGATGTGGGTGTTATTGTATTAAATGGTTATTCGTTACCTGAATATGGTGATAATTTTTATGATAAAATAGATAAAGAAGTTCAAAAATTTCTTAATGTAAATAAAGAAAATATTACAATAATTTTTAATTTAGTTTTTATGAACACATATTCAAATAAAAGAATATTCCATTTAATTAAAAATTGTAAAGAAATTGTTAATAATTTAAATGTTATTTGGAGATATGCAATTGATGATGATGATATGTTAGAACAGGGGGAATTTTATGAATCAAGTTTAGGTATGAAATTTCAATTTATATCCTATAATGAAAATGATGAATTGTTTGTTTCATAAATAAAAACTAATAAGTTATTGAATATCATTTTTTTATCTGATATAAAGAAAAAATTTTTCAATTTTTTATAAAAAAATTTGCAAAATTTTGTAACATTATTTATATTTGTAACGTATTTATTACAAAAATGATGATTATGTTAAATTTTCGACATATGTTTAATAAATTGGAGTGGTCATTATTAGTCGATGATGCATATTTATGTTTCGTCGGGTGATATGTTATATATTTTCATAAATATAACCCGACAATAAAGTCGGGTTTTTTTGTTATTATAATGTTCTTTGAAATTTTGTATATAATAATATGGTACGTTGGTGAAGATGGTTATCATGCCACCCTGTCACGGTGGAGTTCATGGGTTCGAATCCCATACGTACCGCAATTTTTATCGTTTATATAATGCGTTGGGCAAGTTGGTTAAGCCATAAGACCTTCAATCTTATAACATGGGTTCGAATCCCATACGCATTACCAAAATATATAAAATACCCATTTAACTCAGATTGGTTAGAGTGTCTGTTTTACATACAGAAAGTCGGGAGTTCGAATCTCTCAATGGGTACTAATATTAGTTAAATCAACTATATTTTATAAATATCGTATTTAATACCTATAATATTAGTGAGTGTAGCCGAATGGAAGAGGCAACTGCCTTAAAAGCAGAAATTTGTGGGTTCGATTCCCACCACTCACACATTATAAATTGTGAAAAATGGGGTTGTAGCATAATTGGTATTGCACCTGCTTTGCAAGCAGGTTGATACGGGTTCGAATCCCGTCAACTCCACAAAATAAATAATGATAGTATTTATAAATAAATAAAACAATATGGAAACATTAAATATTATTTATTTATTTATGATTAGCATATTTGTGATATATGTCACAAGTATTTGGTATAAATATGGAATACAACCAAGTATTTCTGATAGTTATTATAGATTATCAACAAAATATAATTTTTTATTCACACTATTTTGTTGGGGATTTTCAATACCTGCAATAATAATTGGTGTTGAATTAACTGATAATTTTTTAATGTTTTTAGCAGGTGCGGGTATTGGTTTTGTCGGTGCTGCTGCTGCATTTAAAGAAAAATTAACAAGAACAGTACATATGGTTGGCGCATATAGTGCTGTATTATTGAGTCAATTATCAATAGCGATTGATTTTAAATTATATTGTTTTAATATAATATTTATAACAATATTAATTGTTCTTGAAACACTTGCGTATTTCAAAAATATTAAAAATAAGGTTTGGTGGGAAGAGATTATTGCCTTTATTATATTAGTATTGGTTTTAGGTATTGAATTGTATAAATAATACGCAAGTGACAGAGTGGTCGAATGTGCTGGTCTCCAAAACCAGTTGTGTAAACACACGTAGGTTCGAATCCTACCTTGCGTGCAAAAAAAAATGTAATTTTTGTAACATTTTTTATTCATCTTCGTATAATTCTCTAAAAAAAACAATATGTTGATAGTTTCGAAATATAAGGATTATTATGATGGTGTTGTAAAATCAACAGGTGTTGATAAGTCGGTTATTTATGATAGAAAAGAAATTGTTCATAATACAATACCGATCTTTTTTAAAAAGAATGATCATATTATTGATTTAACGAAAATAAGAAATAAAAAAGACACATTAGCATCACTTTATGTAATTGGATTTTGTGGAAAATTATATGTTGGTGCAAAAATAATTACCATAAATAGTTGGTTTCAATCAGACAAATCGATTGATTATATTTACGATATTGATTTAATTTCAAATAATTTTGAAATTTGGGATAGTAGAAAATCTGTAAAAAATATAATTAATATTGTTAATAATATAAATGCACGACAAATATTTATTGAATACAATACACCGGTTTTTATCTATGATTTAAACTATTATAATTGTGAAAATTGGCGTTTTTTTGATGAAAAATTCATAATTAATCCGCCACTAAATAAATATAAGTTTTATAAAATTTTTGATACCTATCAAGCATTTCAAGAAATTAGTATGTTTATTAGTAATATTTTAGTTTCGGATAAAAAAATTATGGTTGATATTGAAGATAAATATAAAATAGAACAACACGGATTTGATAAATGGAGTTTTAGAAAAGAATCACAAAATGAAAAAGGAAATTCATAATATTCATATAATATTCGCAAAATTTATTCAAAAACAAAATGATGGTAGATATGTTATAAGATGTTATGTTGATGAAAATCGTATTGATGATAGAATTTTTGATTCTTATTCATTACAAGGCATGAAAAATCAGAATCTACTATTTATCGGTATATTGACAAGTGTTGGTTATGCACAAGCCAATTTTTGTCAAGTAGACGAAATAAAACCAGAAAAACTTGTAGAAAATATATTAATTACATGAAACACAGGGGTTTAAGTCCCCACATCTTCACAAATAATATGATTGAAAATTATGAGCATTGACTTTGAAAAATTTAAGAGAAAATTAGATGAATGGGTTGATTCTGATGAGAGTAATGCCTATTTTGAAAACGAAAGAAAAAAACTGGAATTGAAACAAAAACGTTTTTCTCGTTTTGTGGAATGGGTTAAACATAATGATTTCGACAAGTTAATGTATAAACTTGTATTGATGCATGGTGAAGAATGGCGTGAAAAATGTTGGCATAATGGATATGAAGTTCATCCTAATAACGTACTTGAATTTATTATCGATTACGTAACACATAGTTTTGAACCCGTGTCTATACCACAGATTGAATCAGAGCATTTTCCAACAAGTACTTGGTTTTTCAGAGGATACTATTTTCAACAAATGTTTGGACAAGGAACTGTAACAATTATATACAATGCTGAAGATTTAAAATGTATTTTAAGTGTGTAATATTTGGCGGGATGTCGTAATTGGTAGCCGAGACAGACTTAAAATCTGTTGAACCTTTGTGTTCGTGTGGGTTCGAGTCCCATTCCCGCTACTAAAGTATTTATAACAAAAAAATAACATTATAGGACTATTTGATTTCTTTTCAAAAAAGAAAAAAGAAATTATTGTTGAAGTATCTAAAGAAGAGAAACACCAAAAAAAACTAAATCACTTAAAAATTTAAAAACTATTGTACCAATACCCAATCAAAAAGAAAAACCAATTGGTGGTCATGCTGTACTTGCAGTCGGTTATGATGATAAAAATGAATGGCTTATTGTTAGGAATAGTTGGGGTGCTGATTGGGGGGATAAGGGTTATTTTTATCTACCTTATTGGTTTATAACAACACCAAATGTTGCTGCCGATTTTTGGACAATTAGATTGGTTGAATATGAAAATCAGTAATAAAAATATACAAAAATAAAACCCCACAAATAAGTGGGGTTTTATTTTTTTAATTTATATTAACAGTACATGTTTTTTCTTTAAAATCAAAAACAAGCGTATTAATATATAACGATTTATTTTTAAACAATCCATCATAATCAACATTAAATTTCCATTCAATTTCATTAATGTTTTTATTTATATTTTTTATAGTATCACCGGTTTCTTTATCAATAAGTAACACATCATAAGTACCACTAATTTCATTAATATTTATTATAATATTTTCAATACCATTATTGTTTATCCAAAAATTAACATCCCATTCAACTGAAATGTTATTATTATTAATATCAACATCATATTCTTGTGACGTAAATTCATGATTTAAAAAGATAACATCCATTTTATCTTCAAAAAACTTGAATTTATTATCATTAATAATCGTAGATTCATTAATCGTTTTTAATTTAAACGAATTGTCTATTTTTTTCATTATATCAAACAATCTATTTTTATTTTCCATATTCTTATATGTTTATCAAGTATAAATACTTGATATTGATAATAATTTTTTATATTTTTGTAACAAAAAGAAAAATTATTCGTAATAATCAGTATTATGATAAAAAAAGAGGAAATATTTGTTAATAAATCATATTGGCAAAATATGTCAATTAATGAATTAAATGAATTTGCTAATAAAATTTTTCTCTATTATAGAGAAAATGGTTTTCCATATTATCCAACTGATAATGATGTTAGAAATAATGAATTTAAAAAATTATTGAATTTTGATTATAAGACTATATGTGACAACAATATTATAAAACAAACCATGCATGGATTAGGTTTGGCGTGGTCTTATTTTCCACATAGTTTTAATGTTAGGTGTAATAATATGATGACACCATATGAAGCATTTATGGATGACGACATTTTCATAAAAGTAATACACAAACGTCTAAAAATGGGTACATTTATATCAGATGCTGGTATTTGGAAAATGTTAAAAATATACACTGGAGTTCAAAGCGTGTCAAATTTTAGACCAACAGCAGCAGCATTTATTTATAATACATTCGCAAATAATGGAATTGTATGGGATATGTCAGGCGGTTGGGGGGGTCGATTATTGGGTGCAATTATTGGAAATGTTAAAACATACATAACAACAGAACCGTCAACATTAACATATAATGGATTAGTTGAATTAGCAAACGATTTTCATGGTAAAATGAATTATGAAATTTTAAAAATTGGTAGTGAGGATTATAAACCAGATAAAAATAGTTTAGATTTATGTTTTACATCACCACCATACTTTGATTTAGAAAAATATAGTGATGAAAATACTCAGAGTTATATTAAATTCAAAACAAAATCAGAATGGATTGATGGATTTTTACAAAAAACATTTGAAAATTGTTATTACGGATTAAAACCAAATAAATACATGTTAATTAACATTGCCGATGCTAAAGGTAATAATAATATTAATTTAGAAGAAGAAACAATTAGAATTGCAACTAACTGTGGTTTTAAATATATATCAACGTTAGATTTAGCATTATCTAATATCAATTTGAGAAATAAAACTAATAAATTTAAGTATGAACCAATTTTTATTTTTAAAAAATGGAAATATTAGAAAAAATAGATTGGAATGTATTAAATGATTACATTAGTAATGATTTAATTACAATTAATAAACATCCCGAATATAATTTGTGGATATTAAATTATTCACCCAAAGCACAATTTAAAAAATTTTGGGATATCTACACCAAATCGTGTAGAGGATTAGTTATTGATGAAGATGGTAATATTATTGCACGTCCGTTTCAAAAATTTAAAAATATTGAGGAACATGATCCTTCAGAAATTGACATGTCAAAAAAATATGAAATTTTTGAGAAGATGGATGGTTCGTTAATAATACTTTTTTATTATGAACCACGTATGGAATGGATTGTTGCAACAAGAGGGTCTTTTATTTCAAAACAATCAATAGAAGCAAAAAAAATGTTAAATGCTTCTGTTTATAATTTATTGAATAAAAATTGCACATATCTTTTTGAAATTATTTATCCTGAAAATCGTATTGTTGTTGATTATGGTGATACAAGAGAATTGATATTATTATCAGTAATTCATACAAGAACTGGTATTGAATTTGAATACGATGAAATGGTTAATAAATATTCAAACAATTTTAAAATTGTTAAAAGATTAAATATTAAAGATATTAATAATTTATATGATTTAAAAAAACTTGAAGAAAATAATAAAGAAGGTTTTGTTGTTAAATTTTCGGATGGTTTTCGTGTAAAAATTAAATTTAATGAATACATTCAATTACACGGAATATTAACTAATGTTAGCACATTAACTATATGGGAATTTTTAAAAAACAATTATGATTTTAATGCTTTATTTAATATTGTACCCGATGAATATTATAAATGGTTAAAAAAGACAAAAAATAATTTAATTAATGATTATAATGAAATTGAAAGAAAATCGTTAAAAGAATTTATTAGAATTTATCATATTAATGATATTAAAGAACGAAAAGATTTTGCTAACGAAGCGATAAAAACAAAATACCCTTCAATTCTTTTTAAATTATATGATAAACGACCATATGATGATATTATATGGAAAATGATTAAACCACAAAACAGTAAACTTTTTCGTGATGATTTATAATGTATAAATTATATATTATAAATAAAACTTAATATAATTGTTATTATTAATTATATTAAATTGTAACATTTTGTACATTAAATACGTTTATATTAATAAAAACTATATGTCTATTCAAATAAAAATGTTGTACGAAATTCTTGGGCGGTTAAAACCAAGAAAAAGAGGAATAAATGAAAAAAAGTATCTTTACCCCAGCGATGAAAAAGAAAAAAAGAGGAAATAAAATGGATCAAAAAAAGGAATTTGAAAAAGCCTTAAGAAATTTTATAAACACCATTGGCGAATCAATTTCTACAGATGACGGTCAATGGACCATTATCGGTAGTATTAATTACATTCCAGACATATTAAATGAGAACGGAATGTTTTCTGAACTCGGCGAAGAATGGTTTGATGATTATTGGATAAATTATAAAAGGATTACTGTTAAAGGCAAGGATGAAAATATTAAGAAAATATCATCATTAGAAGAGTTTGTTAAATATAGAAAGGGGGATGTGAGTAAAATCGTAAAAAGAAAATCTGTCAAAAAAAATAGAGGATTGTATGAATAATGTATTTATACCTCCAATTAAATGTCAGGGAATAAAATCCAAATTAATTACGGATATAAAGTTTATTGCTTCTAATGTTAGTTATGAAAAATGGGTTGAACCTTTTATGGGTTCTGGTGTTGTTGGTTTTAATGTTCGTCCAGATAAAGCCATATTTGCTGATAGCAATCCTTATTTAATTCAATTTTATACAGATATTCAGACAAATAAAATTACACCAAACATTGTTCTGAATTATCTTAAAGAAGAGGGTACTAAATTATTAAAAACAGATGGAGAACATTATTATGTCATACGAGAAAGGTTTAATAAAGAACATAATTCTTTAGATTTTCTTTTTCTTAATCGTTCTTGTTTTAATGGAATGATTCGTTTTAATTCAAAAGGTGATTTCAATGTGCCCTTTTGTCGCAAACCTAATAGATTTGCACAGGCATATATCACGAAAATTGTAAATCAAATTTCTAATATCCAAGAAATAATTAGATTTAAAAAGTATACTTTTAAATGCCAAAGTTTTGAACAAACAATTAAGGAAGCAAATAAAGACGATTTGATATATTGTGACCCGCCATATATAGGAAGACATGTAGATTATTTTGATTCTTGGAATGAAGAACAAGAAATATTATTACATAATATGCTAACAGCATCAGGCATAAAATTTATTCTGTCAACTTGGCACAGTAACAAATACAGATATAATAAATATTTAGATACGCTCTGGAATAATTTATATGTACTAACAAAAGAGCATTTTTATCATATAGGAGGTAGCGAAGAAAATAGGAATTCAATGTTGGAAGCATTAGTAACAAATTTTCCTGCTCAATTACCAGAAAAGAAAAGCAATATAATACGCCAAGGGAGTCTTTTCGATTTTATTGAAAATTCACATTTACCATCCGTGAGTTCAACGAAAGAAAAAAGAATCACGGGGGTAAAAAGATGAAATAAGAAATAACCGCCTAAGCACATCGTACAACATCGGCTATACGCCATTAAAACGGCGCATAGCCACCAAACGTTAAAACTGACGGAAATGTAGAACCTAACATTTGGTTGATTCATGAAAAAGATTTAGCAGAAATCAAAACAATAATTTAATTAACCAATAAACTTATTTTAAAAAAATATAAATTTTTGTATCTTTTATTTGTTTATTTCGTATTTATGATATATATTTGTAAAATTAAAATTTGACATTTAAGTAAAATGAGAATATTGGGTGTATCATATTATCGTTATAAATCCTATAAAAAACGATTTATAGGAATCGGGAAAGATACATCCAAAATTATCATATAAATAATGATTTTTTAAATGGAAAGTAAACCCGATTCGAAAGATTCGGGTTTTTATTTTTACGTTCTTTTAATATATTTGAAAATAGTAAAAATGATGATAAGAATTTTTTGACAAAAAAGTGTAAAAAATTGATATATTATTGCGTTCGTAACTCAATTGGTAGAGTACCACACTTTTAATGTGGGAGTTAAGGGTTCAAGTCCCTTCGGACGCACAAATGGGAGTACGGCAACGGTGGTGGTGTTGCAACTGACTGTAAATCAGTTCCCGTTGGGTAAACATTGGGGGTTCGAATCCCTCTACTCCCACTAAAATTATAATAGTTTTATATAAAATTATAAATGATGATTATTTTTATGAATTTTCTTGTTTTTTTATAAAAATAAAATTATATTTGTAATATAAAAATAATTTTATTTTTCGTAAAAACAACCATTACATATGAAAGTAAAAAAGAAAACACCAATTTTTTGGTGTTTTTTTTATTTGTTGATTATTAAATAGTTAAAAAATTTTGAAAAAAAATAATTACCTAATTTTTGGAATTGCTTGTATTTATTAGAACAATTCAATATTTTTGAAAAAATAATTTTATAAAAATTTACAATGATTATGAATAAAAATCCACGAAAAATTTATTCGAAAGAAGAGGTTGAAAAAGCAACTTTAAATTATTTTAATGGTGATTCTCTTGCGACCGATGTTTGGATTCGTAAATATTGTTTAAAAGATGAAAAAAATTATTACGAACTAACACCAGATGATATGCATCATAGAATTGCTGATGAATTGGCAAGAATTGAGGCGAAATATCCAAACGGATTGAATAGTGAACAAATTTATGAAACATTAAAGCAATTTAAAAGAATTGTACCACAAGGTTCACCAATGTCTGGAATTGGTAACGATTTTCAAATTGTTTCATTATCAAATTGTTTTGTAATTGGTAATAATGGAGAGTCAGATTCATATGGTGGTATATTAAAAATTGACCAAGAACAAATTCAATTAATGAAACGTAGGGGGGGTGTTGGTCATGATTTATCACACATAAGACCGAGTGGTTCGCCAGTAAAAAATTCTGCAATTACTAGTACTGGTATTGTACCATTTATGGAAAGGTATTCAAATAGTACTAAAGAGGTTGCACAAGATGGTAGACGGGGTGCGTTAATGTTAAGTATATCAATTAAACATCCAGATTCTGAAGCGTTTATTGATGCAAAATTAACACCCGGTAAAATAACAGGTGCAAACATTTCAGTGAAGATAGATGATGATTTTATGAATGCTGCACTAAATAATAAAAAATATATTCAACAATATCCAATTAATGTTGATTTAAAAGATGCAAAGATTATAAAAGAAGTGGATGCCAATGCAATTTTGAAAAAAATTATATATAATGCATGGAAATCGGCAGAACCGGGAATATTATTTTGGGACACAATTATAAACGAATCAATACCTGATTGTTATGCAGATTTCGGGTATAAAACAGTATCAACAAATCCATGTGGTGAAATTCCATTATGTCCTTATGATAGTTGTAGATTATTAGCAATAAATTTATTAGGGTATGTTGAAAATCCATATACATCTAATGCATATTTTAATTGGGATTTATTTAAATCTGATGTTCAAATTGCAATGAGATATATGGATGATATTATTGACCTTGAAGTTGAAAAAATTGATAAAATTTTAGATAAAATATATTCCGATCCAGAAGATGAGTTTATTAAATTATATGAAATTAATTTATGGAAAAAAATTAAAGAAATGACACTTAATGGTCGTAGAACTGGATTGGGTGTTACTGCTGAGGGTGATATGCTTGCTGCATTAAACTTAATATATGGTTCTGATGAAGCAATTAAATTTAGTGAAGAAGTGCATAAACAATTAAAATTAAATGCATATCGTTCATCTGTTAATCTAGCAAAAGAAAGGGGTGCGTTTCCAATTTATGATTGGAAGCGTGAAATTAATAATCCGTTTATACAAAGAATTGCAAGTGAAGATATTGAGTTATATAATGATATGGTTAAGCATGGTAGGAGAAACATATCTTTACTTACAATCGCACCAACTGGTAGTGTATCAATACTAACACAAACAACATCTGGTATTGAACCAGCATATTTACCAGTATATAAAAGAAGAAGGAAAGTTAATCCTAATGAAACTAATGTAATAATAAATTATGTTGATGATGAGGGTGTTGCTTGGCAAGAGTATTTAGTATTTCATCATGGATTTGAAAATTGGTTAATTGCAAATAATTATGATGTTAATGTAATAAAAACAATGACAATTGAACAAATCGATGAGTTTGTAAAGAAATCTCCTTATTATAAAGCAACGTCTGCTGATGTTGATTGGGTTAAAAAAATTGAAATGCAAGGAAGAATACAAAAACACGTTGATCATAGTATTAGTGTTACTGTTAATTTACCTGAAAATGTTACTGAAGATATTGTTGCTAAAGTATATGAAACTGGTTGGCGTTCTGGTTGTAAAGGCGTTACTGTGTATCGTGATGGTAGTCGTAGTGGTGTTTTAGTTTCAAATACAAAACAAATTTTAGATGAAGTGTTACAAGAACATCATGCACCTAAAAGACCCAAAAGACTTAAAGGTGAAATACATCGTTTTCAAAATAATCTTGAAAAATGGATTGCTGTTGTTGGTTTAAAAGATGGTAGACCCTATGAAATTTTTACTGGTAAATTGGAAAATGGTTTAAGTAATTTACCAAATAATGTAAAAGAATGTGAAGTTGTTAAACAAATTATTGAAGTTGATGATATTGATGAATTTGGTAAACCAATAAAAGTTAGAAAAAAACGATATGATATTGAATATATTGATTCAAATGGTGTTAAGCAAGTACATACTGGTTTAAATCACGCATTTAATCCTGAATATTGGAATTATGCTAAATTTATTTCTGCTGTATTAAGACATGGTATGCCGTTAGTTAAAACATATGAACTTATCGATTCATTGAATTTTAGTGGTAATCATATTAATACTTGGAAAAATGGTGTTGCAAGAACAATAAAAAAGTACATAAAAAATGGTGAAAAAGGTAAAGGTGTTTGTTTAAATTGTGGTAGCGAAAATTTAATATATCAAGAAGGTTGCTTAGTTTGTCGTGATTGTGGTTCATCTAAATGCGGTTAATTTAATGAATTATATTTATAAAAAATCCCGAAATAAATTTCGGGATTTTTTTATTTAATAATAATTTAATGTTTAGATAATACAATTAATTTTTTTATATTATAATTATATAAAAATAATATAAATATTTGAAAAAAACTTTATAATATTTACAACGTTTATTATAAAAAAAATTATGGGTATGGAACTTATATTTAAGTATGATTACAACACGAGAAATGATGCCGACATTCTTGTTCGTGTTTATGAAAATCAAAGTGAAAATTATTCTGAAAACGAACAATGTGTCGGTGAAGTTCTTTTCAAGAAACATTTGGGAATCAATCACGTAAGATTTACAAGTTGGTTACCAAGAGGATGTGCTAATGCGATTGTTCAAATTTTAAAAAAGTATGAACACCTTAACGTTAAAGTTGGCATATCTAATGAATTTGATTATAAATTAGGTGTGTTAACATCTGTTTCTGAAAATTTTGATGGTGATTTACAAAGAGATTTACGAGATCAAGAATTATTATACACAATTGGTAAGTAAATTTTAATTTAATTTTTAAAATTATGAAAATATTTTTTATTACACACAACAAATGGGATTATAACTGTTATTTGGGACATGTAATTGTTGCCAACAATGAAACTGAAGTTAGAGAACTTTCGAAAAAAATTCTGCTTCCGAGGGTATTGATATATGGGATAATGCAACAGTTACTGTAATAGGTGAATACACGGGAAACGAAACAAAACCATTTATATTACTATCCGACTTTCGTGCTGGATAATGGTTAGTATTTTATATATATGTACAATATTTATTTGATGAAAAACAATGAAATCCTATATTAACACAAAAAAATATATAAAAAATTGTAACCTTTTTTTATATGTTTCGTATTTATATTTGTAATCAAAAAAATTAATATAAAAAACAAAAGGTATTTGTATGAATTCGATTAATTCAATATTATTTAGTATGTGTAGTATATTTTCAACATTAACAAATGGTGGACGTATTATTTGTTGTGGGTTTTTGTAGTTGTAATATTGTATGTGTTATAAAAACAAAAACCCGATAAAAAAAAATCGGGTTTTTTTATTATAATAATGATGTTCTTTGATTTTTTTATTTTAAATATTTGTCGGGTTGGGTGAGTGGTTAACTGATAGTCTGCAAAACTATATACACTGGTTCGATTCCAGTACCCGACTCAAATATTAAATTATTGGGATGTATCCCCTCACGCTGATAACGTGTTGAAAGGGTAGTTGGTTACACGTGAGTTCGATTCTCACCTTCCCAACAATTTAAAATTTATTATAATATATGTGTTTATATAATAAATTGGAGAGTTGCCTGAGCGGTCGAAAGGGGCGGTCTTGAAAACCGCAGTTCGGTGTTGACTGAACCGGGGGTTCGAATCCCTCACTCTCCGCAAATAAGTTAAACTGCAATTTAACTTATTTCTCACGTAATACTATAAACAATTTATTGTTGCAGCAATAAATTGATGTAAAACGTGCGAGCCTTGGGTGCATAAGATGCTGTCCTAATGTTCGTTGAAATATAATAAAATACTCGTGTTTAATTGCACGAAACATTGTATATTATATTTTGAGAGACATTGATATGGTTGAAATACCATAGGGTTCGTGAGTATGAGGCTCACACCAAGGCATTTTCATTCGAAGCAATAACATAATGGTTTATGTGCTGGTCTGAAAAACCAGAAATGTGTGGTTCGATTCCCACTTGCTTCACGATAGATATGCGAATATAGCACAATGGTTAGTGTATCTGCCTTCCAAGCAGAAGATGTCGGTTCGATTCCGACTATTCGCTCAATTAAATAGTGATGTGGCGCAACGGTTAGCGCAGGTGACTTATACTCACGAGGTTGTGGGTTCGAATCCCACCATCACTACAAATGCTCTGGTAGCGTAATGGTTAGCGCAACGGACTGTTAATCCGTGGGTTGTAGGTTCGAGTCCTACTCAGAGCGCAAAAATTGCCTGATTAACTCAATTGGTAGAGTGCCACACTTGTAATGTGGAAGTTATGGGTTCGAGTCCCTTATCAGGCTCAAAAAAATTCCTTGACATTATGTGAAAAAATATTTATGTTTGTGCAATTCAAATATAAATGCCCCTGTCGTTCAATGGATAGGACATGTGACTTCTAATCATATAATACAGGTTCGATTCCTGTCGGGGGTACAAACAATAACTAATAATAAATTTAAATCATTATGGATATTGATTGGTCAAAAATTACAAAAGACACTTATTATGAATTATTAGAATATAAAAATGAAATTCATAATAATAAATCTAAATTAAGTCTTTTATTATTAGATTTAAAATCAATTGATTGTGATGAATTATTAAAAACGAAAAATGATTTAGAAAAATTAATTAATGAATGTGATGAAATTAACGAAATATTAGATAAAATTATAATATAAAACTCCCGTAGCATAATTTGGATAGTGCACTCGGCTACGAACCGAGGGTTGTTGGGGTTCGAATCCTCACGGGGGTGCAACACTAAATTTAATAAATATGTTATCACCAAAAATAAAAAAAATGAATTTATTTGTGATGTTAATCACAATGAATTGGGCTGCTGCAATAACATTAGCACCATTTGGTATTTATGTAAAAGAAAAATACTTACCAAAAGTTAATTGGCGATATTCGTATTTAATTAACCACGAAAAAATACATTGGAAACAACAATTAGAAATGTTAATAATATTTTTTTATGTTTGGTATTTTATCGAATGGTTAATACGTATATTTATTAGTACAAGTAGTGCTTATAGGTCAATATCATTTGAACGTGAAGCGTATGATAATGAATATGATTTGAATTATTTAAACAAAAGAAAAAGATTTGCATGGTTTAAATATATAATAAAATCAAAATAAATGCAGATGTAGCACAATGGTTAGTGCATCGGCTTGCCATGCCGAGGATGACAGTTCGATTCTGTTCATCTGCTCAAAATTTAAAATAAAAATGAAATTCATTAAAAATATAATTACAAAAACAATACAAGAATTTTTAAATGAAAATCATATAGATGATGAATTATTTGATATCATGTATAATTATCGACATATTTTTACAAATAGTGTGATAATGTCATATCATGGTAGAATTAAAAATGGATATATTGCTAAATTTTATTTAAAAGAATTTTTAAAATTTTATAATGTAGATGATTTAAAAAAAATAAAAAATTGGGACGATTTTGTTGATTTAATTCATAATACATGGCGTAAAAAAAAATAATTCAAACAATGAAATTGTTTTTAGAAGTGGCGGTTATGCAGATGTGATGTATTTTTCAAACAATATATATGTTGCTTCAGTATATGGTGGTGTATTGAATGCATATATTTTAAATTTCAAATCACCATATATTTTGGATTGTAAAAATTCAAGTTGGCATAATATTAATAAACCTGAAATAATGAAAGAAATACCTTCTGATATTGTTGATACTGATAGTATTGTTGATTTTATATTAAAAGAAAAATTAAATTATGATGGTATTATATTTTTAAATTTATATGAAGGTAGTGGTGCTAATGTTTTTGGTCCATCAAACGTTTATGTTTCTTTGGATAAAAAAACTGTTGTTAATTTAACAAATAATTAGTATAATGAGTATTATAGACATATATTAACTTAGGAGAGTTGGGTGAGTGGTTTAAACCAGTAGTCTGCTAAATTACTGTACGTGAAAACGTACCGAGAGTTCGAATCTCTCACTCTCCGCATATAAATGTTTAAATTAATTGCAGAAAAATATGTATTTTTTGTAACAAAAATTTTAACAATTCGTAATATATATAAAAAAATATTACAAATGACAAGGGAAGAATTTGAGAAAAAATTTAAAATAATACAAATATTTGTTGCAAAAGCAGGATTTACATTAAGAGCAATTAGAAGGCGTTATTATGGTACTCTTGATGAAAGAAAGAATCCTGATGGTACTATTACGTATTATGCAAAAGTACATGTGAAAGATAAAGATAATGATAGTATAATATATTCAATGAGTAACGATAGAACTGAATTGCAATACAAAATGGACAGTTTAGTCGTATTGAATGTATACAAAGACTTGCATAAAAAAGACGGTGTCCATTTTATTAGATATGGTATGAAATACTATCTCAATTAATGCATAAATTTGAATTATTAAAAAGAACATACCCAATATCACAGTATGATAGATATTGTGATGGGTATTTTTTTATTTTAAATAACACAACAGAAGAAGAACGGAATGAATTGGAAATAAATATTAATGAATTGTAGAAAATAATAAAAGCGGGTGAAAAATATATATATCAAGTAGCAAAAGATAATGGTGAATTTAAAACCATGTGTCTTTGCTTTAAAAACTATGAAATTATTAGAAAAAAATTGTTTAAATTTGATGATTAATTTTTTTACAAATTTTCTTGTATCTGTTTGAATATTTTTTCTATTTTTACAAAAAATTAATAACTAAAATAAAACAATAAAAATATGGATAGTAATAAAGCAATTACAAATGATGTTGAAATCATTAATGAAAATTCAACCGAAAATTCGGTAAATACGAGCATTTATCAATTTAAAGATATAAAATTTAAGTCAAAAAAACATTGGGGTGTTGATTATAAAAAAAATAGAAAGAAAAAAAATAAAAATGCAAAAAAAAGTCGTAGAATTACAAGGAAAAACAGAAAATAGCATATGTATCAAATTGATTTAAGTAATACTCATTGGGAAAGGATTAGGGGGTTTGTTTCTGAGCATAGAATTGATGCTCGTTGGATTTTAAAGGGTGATGATAATAAATCTTACGGTTCGTTAAGAATCGTATCACATCCTGATTTACCACCCGGATATCTTAGGGCGTTTTTTACATATGTCACAAATATAACCCCTAAATCAGATGTCGAAAAATTAAAAACAATTGAATTATATCACATAGATATTAATGAATTGGAAGTATATTCAATTGATAATGAATATAAGACCGAAACAATTAAGCATGAAGCACCATTTAATGAATTAGAAAAACTTTTTAACGTAAAAATCTTTGAGTAAAAAATAATAAACACTTATTTTCATGCCCAATTTATTTGAGAAATATATCATTAATAATATAATAATATTATTATAAATGAATTTGAATGGAATCTTATTATTAATAATTATAGTCAAGATTTTATAATTTCTGAATTGTCGAATGCGATTGAGTTATATGACATTAAATTACCATATAAAACATATACAAATGATAATTTTCTAAATGATTTTAACGAATTAATTGCATTGGATACAAATAAAATTATATGTGAAGGTGAGTGGGTTAGTAAATTTAACTATAAATATCCGTTTATCAATAAATATATAAATACGTCTAATGTTGGTAATATTGTGAGTGATTATTTTCACCAAAAGGAACGGTGGAAATGTGATGCCACAGGATATCCATCTCCTGAAAGAACTTGGTATAACGAAAAGTTTAGATTGACATTATTTAAAGCACTTTTTTCTTTAAAAGTCAAAGAAATTAATCCAACCATATTTAGAAATATTATTGGTTTAAGAAAATATATTGCAGCACAATTTAGACCAAGTGCTGCAAAAGCGATTTATGATTATTTTAAATCAGAAACAGTACTTGATTTCAGTATGGGTTGGGGTGATAGAATTGCGGGAGCGTTTGCATCAAATTATGTAAAAAAATATGTTGGTATTGATCCCAATTTAAATTTATTTGATGGTTATTATAAACAAATTAATACATATGAATCAATAAAAAAAACCAATAAAGAATTTTCATTTATTGTGGGTTGTGCGGAAGATGAAAATATAAAACATAATGAATTGTTTGATTTAATATTTACATCACCACCATATTATGATAAAGAAAAATATGATATGAGTCAAAATCAATCATACGTAAAATATAAATCATTTGATTCTTGGTTAAATAATTTTTTATATAAAACAATTAATATTAGAACACAATCATTAAAATCTGGTGGTTTTTTGGTTATTAATATAAGTGATATTTATACAAGAAAAAAATTATACAATATTTGTGATAATATGAATGACTATATAAAAAACACCAAAGAATTTGAATATGTTGGGGCAATTGGATTAAGAATGCCAAAAAGACCTATGAGTATTTCATTTGAAATAAATGGTGTTTATTGTGAACCGATTTGGATTTGGCAAAAAAAATAACAATACATAATGAATATAATCACATAAAATTTTATAATTATGACACAATTTGATTATATTAAAACTGATAATTGGTTTGCATGGCGACCAATTAAAACCATAAACGCTGGTTGGGTATGGTTGAAAGTTGTAAAAAGAACAATTGATGAACGACCTGTTGTTTATTTAGGATTATTACCCGAATATTCATATGAATTATAATAAACAATAAATACATAGTTATATGGATAATAATGGGAAAAAACAATTCGATGAAAGTCTAAAAACCGGAAAAGGAAATGGTTTTAGATTAAACAAAGGTAAATTAAGGTATGATTTGGTAGAACCACATGCATTTAGAGATTTTGTTGATGTATTAACTGAGGGTGCTAATAAATATTTTGTTGTAGGGCATTTGTAAAACTATAAAGAATATAACAGAATTAAAAAGTAAAGATAAATGGCAAAAAGAGATTTGCTTAAAGCAAAAGAA